GATTTAGAATTATTAATTTATTTAGATTGTAAAGGAAGATTTACACGAAAAGATTTCATGGACGGAGTATACACTTATTCATGGGATAAAAACAGATGGGAGAGGTTAAGAAGAGAAGGTTGGATAGATACTTGGAGACATCGTAATAGAACTACTATAATGTACTCTGTATTTAAAACCTCTTGGAAATGCTCTCAAATGATAAGTAGAATATATAGAATACTTCTTGGTGAAGAAGATTTACCTACATCAGAAAGAAGTATATTTTTTAATAATAAATCATATACAGATAAAGTTTATAATAAAGCTATAGATGATATGATTAAAGATAAAGATAGATAATATGCCATTTAAAATGAAAGGATTTCCTTTTTCAGGAAATTCAGCACTTAAACAAAAAGAAATGACAGGAGCTGGTGAGGCTGGTGCAACTGCAGGGGCTGCCTCAAGAGGAGCTAGTACACATCCATTATATGAAAAATTAACAGCAAGTGAGAAAAAAGCTTATAACGCTCTTACCCCAGAAGAAAAAACTAACGTAAATAAAAATAAAACATTATCTCAACTTAAAAGCGCTTTAGGTGGATACGAACCTGATTACGAAGGAGGAGATTAAAAATTATAACTATGCCATTTAAAATGAAATACACAAAAGGATCTTTTCCTTATAAAGGAGAAAGTCATGACTTTGTGCACGAAGGTAATTATAAGGTTATTAAAAAAGATTTAGAAGAAGGCGTATTAGGAGAGGCTAATAACGACGGTACTATATATGTAGATGAAAGTATACCCTCAGGTAGTGCGAAAGAAAAAGAAGTTATTAAGCACGAGATGGTTCATCAAAAGGATATGGAAAATGGTGATTTAGGATATACAGATACAAATGTTACTTGGAAAGGTAAAAAATACGCTAGAAAAAACGGTAAAATAAATTACAAAGGAAAATGGATGGAAGAAGGTGATCATTCATTACCTTGGGAGAAAAAAGCACATAACGCATGAGTCCATTTAAAATGAAAGGATTTCCTATGATATCAGGAACATCCCCAGCAAAATTAGCAGAGGTATATGAATATTTAGATGATGGCACTAAAAAACAAATATCTTATAAAGAAGGTGTTAAAAAAGCAAACCAAATGAAGCATATTGAATTTACAGGAAAAGATTTAATAAAAGCTTTAGAAACTGGTGCTTTAGATGAATTTAACAGTCCAGACCAACAAGACGAAGTTAAGCAAATGATTGCTGATGAAAAAGCTAAACTTAAAGGTGATTTAACTAAAGCTGAAATGGAAGAGGCTAGTAAACCAGAAAATACAATAAATATAAAACTTAAAAAATAAAATGGGAAAATTTAACAAAGCATTTAATGCAAAAAATCCGTTTGTAAATAGAAATACTGAAGGAAGTGCAATAGCATATAACTCTGCAAAGTCATCTCCCTTAGCTTTTACACCACCGGAAGAAATGACAGAAGATCCAATGGAAGCAATGGGAGCAGTAGAACCAACAGCGGAAACCGGTAAAGGAAGAGGAACTACACCAGGTGATGACACAACCAAAACTGATAAACAACCTAGTAAAGCTGGCGTATGGGAACCTGGAGATCCTTGGATATGGGGACAAGAAACAGGGGAGGTAAAAAGAGATGAACATGGCTTATATGTTGTCATGGGTGAAGGAGATGATTTTTATCGTGGAGTAGATGAAAATTATGATAAAAAATTATATATACCACAAAAATTTGTAGGTGAATTAAACGCCAAAGAAGGAGAATATATACACGATATAGATGTTGGTTATGAAATGATTGACGGAAAATTTACTGTTGTTGGCGTGGAAGTAGGTGGTACACCAGAATAATTATGAGTATAATAAGTAAAATATTCTCCGCAGGAGCCGGAGAGCTAGTTAAAAACGTGGGAGGTGTAATAGACAATCTTACGACTAGTAAAGAAGAAAAAATGGAGGCCGAAAGAAAAATAAAAGACCTAGTAATGGGTTATGAGGCTGAAATGCAAAAACAAGTAACAGAGCGATGGAAAATGGATATGCAATCTGATTCATGGCTTAGTAAAAATATAAGACCACTAGTTTTAATATTCCTAGTAGTATCTACAGTATTATTAGTTTTTATCGATGCTGGAGTTATTGCTTTTGAAGTTAAAGCTTCATGGGTGGATCTTTTACAATTAGTATTAATAACCGTGATCGGCGCCTATTTTGGCGGACGCTCACTAGAAAAAGTAAAAAAATAAATGGCAAATTCAACAGAAGTAAATTATACCTTTGGGCAAATGGGTAGTGTTTTTACAAATTTAGCTAAACCAGTTTACCCACCAAAAGATCACGTTATTGTAGCTGTTCAATTTTTAGCAGATAACACGCCAACAGCAATGCTTACAGAAACACTAGATTCATCAGGACCTCAATTTCCAGGAACAGATGATACTGAAGCTACAGCTGCTAACTATTTAGGTGTTACTGAAGCTGCCTGTACTGGCGCTAGAACAACAGTAAACGAAACAAATGATACTGTAACGATTAGTGCTACTAACGCTAAAATTAAAGTTGGACAATCAGTTTTATTAGTCGCTGATGGCGATACTATTGACACGGGTTTAACACTAGATACAAGCGCTGGTCATGTTGATCCAAACTATAATGGTCCAAATAGAACTGGTTTAAAAGTAGTAAAAGTTAATGGTGTAAATATAACTTTAGGACCTATTAAAGAAGGTTCTTCTTTTACAGTATTAAACCCAGATAGCTCTAATACATTAGTATTTATTGACGAGCAACACGGCGCAGGTGGTACAACTATGGAAAGTGTAGTATTTCCAAAGGGAATCACTATTTATGGTAGATGGACAACAATAACACCTTCTGCAGCTCCAGTAATCTGTTATTTCGGTAAATAATGTTAGGATTAGGAGGTGGTATACATAGTGATTCTGCTAGTTTAGTAGAGATATTTGCTAATAGATATTCACTAGCATTTAACGGTACAGATGAATGTGTAACTATTCATGGAGCTGGTAATGATATGACACCTGAAAATACAGGTACTATATCTATATGGGCAATAATGAATGCTACCAGCGGAAGTCAAAATATTATTCGAGCACAAGCTGATTCAAATAATCAAATATTTATATTTTGGCACAACTCATCAGATACAATTAGATTTAATCTCAAGTCTGGTGGTACAGTGGTATCCGTACAATACGCTGCCTCTAGTTTTGATCATGCCGCTTGGACGCATTTCGCGATGACCTGGGAGGCTGGTGGAAGTGTAAAAGGTTATATTAATGGAACAGAAGTGGGTGAAAGTGTAGAATATCCAGAAAGTGCTTTTACAGGTACAATAGATACAATTTATTTAGGTCAAAATGCTTCTGACGGAGCTTATTTTAAAGGACAAATGGATGAGATATCAATATGGACAAGTGTTATGAGTATCAGTGAACTATATAATGCAAGAACACATAGAGATGTAGAGTTTTCTGGTTTAGATAATACTCAATTAGTTGCATATTATAGAATGGAAGAAGGTACAGGCACTACTACAGCAGACGAATCAGGAAAAGGTAATACTGGTACTTTAGTAAATACACCTACGTGGACAGCGTATTAAACAAACTAATATGGCAAAAAAATATGTAATAATAGAACCTAGTGAACTATCAAATCTTGATTTTAGTAAATTGGCAACTACATCAAGTAACACTGTTAGATATAATCTAGCTAGAAATAAGTGTTTGGTTTCTTTTATAGGTACTACACCATCTGAACTAAATGGTAAAACAGAATATACTGAAGCACAAATTTTTACAATTATAGATAATATATCTAATGGTTGGTATGAAAACGAATAATAAACAATTAACTTAAATTAAATAAAATGGCAAAAAGAAAAACACAAAAAGTAGAAAAGATCGTAGATCTTAAACCCCAAAAAATCAATGAGCAACAATTAGCTAAATTACAAGCTACAATAAAAAGTATGGATCAATTTACCAATGACATTGGTAGAATCGAAATACAAAAACAAAGTTTGATAAAAGCTATGGATCGTCTTAGTAATGATATAAATACTATGCGCATTGAGTTCTCTAACGAGTACGGAACTGATGATATAAACATACATGACGGTACTATAAATTATCCAGAAAATGGCGAAGTTAATAAGAAAGATTAGCATAGGTAAAGACTATAAAAACGACGCTATGCACTACGCTGTTGGTCAAGAAGTATATGGTGGACACATTATTTGTGATATAATAGAAGAAGAAGATAAATTTTCTATTTATATTAAAAAAGACAAAGATGTTTTACCTTGGAAAGACTTCAATAAAAATATGGCAGTATCTGTTGAATATAATCTAGAATATTAATATGTGGGAAGGATTAAGACACGCGTTGGGACTTTGTGGAGAACCGCATCCCAGTTTATTATGGTTAATAATGTTTACGCCAATTGTAAGTTATACAATTGCAATTATTAAAGAGAAATTAAAATGAAAAGTGTTTACAACTTTGTTGTAACACCAATTGGAGAAAGATATAATAATACTAAAAAAGTTGGTGATAAAAATCTTATATTAAATACAGAAATCTTTAATCATCAATATATAAATAGATTAGCAAAAGTTATATCAATACCAATAATTGGTGATACAGACATTAAACCTGGAGATGAAGTTATAATACACCATAATGTATTTCGTAGATGGCATAATATAAAGGGTATTGAAAAAAATAGTAGAAGTTATTTTGATGAATCTACTTATTTAATAACTCAAGATCAAATCTTTTTATATAAAAGAAACGGTGAATGGAAAGCTCCAAAAGGATATTGCTTTATTCAACCAATAAAATCAAAAGACAAATTTAGTGGCGAAAAAGAAATACCATTAATTGGCATTGTTAAGCATACAGACGGAACAGTTGATAAAGATGACTTGGTCGGCTTTAAACCAAGTGCTGAATACGAATTTATAATTGACAATCAAAGATTGTACAGAGTTTTATCTAATTTTATAACTATCAAATATGAATATCAAGGAGACGAAGAAAAATATAATCCAAGCTGGGCAAAGAGCGGTTGACGAGTTGATTAAAGTCGCTAAAGAACCTATTGTAGATTCTGAAGACGATATATCAGCTGATAGATTAAAAAATGCCGCGGCTACTAAAAAATTAGCTATATTTGACGCATTTGAAATACTTAGCAGAATACAAGAAGAAGAAAATTTACTTGAGGGCAAGGATCCTGAAGAAAAAAAGGAAAGAGTATTTAAAGGATTCGCAGAAGGAAGATCGAAATGAGTTACGAACAAACATTAATTAAAATAATTGAACCTATTAAACGTACGACTATAACTCGTATGAATAAAGGTAAAAAATGGGAATATGGATACAATAAAGAACATGATATCATCGTTATCTCAAAAACTGGAAAAATTGGTGAAATCTATGAAATTCAAGGTTTGCGCATTGGCTTGCCGTTGGAACCAAAAAGAGTGCACGTGCATTCCAAAAAGAAATGGGTAAAACTTGAACAACCAAAAGAATTAAATAGATTAAAAAATATATTTGATTGGAGAAGTTATCCAGATGAAGCAAAAGAACAGTGGTATGATTATATAGATGAAGAATTCAAAAGAAGAGATGAAGGATTTTGGTTTAACAATAATGGCAAATCAACATATATAACAGGTACACATTATATGTATCTTCAATGGAGTAAGATTGATGTTGGTGCTCCAGACTTTAGAGAGGCAAATAGGTTGTTCTATATATTTTGGGAAGCTTGTAAAGCAGATAAGAGATGTTATGGAATGTGTTATCTTAAAAACCGTCGTTCTGGTTTTTCTTTTATGAGTAGCGCTGAGATAGTTAACTTAGCTACTATATCAAGTGATAGTAGATATGGGATACTTTCTAAAACAGGTGCTGATGCTAAAAAAATGTTTACAGATAAAGTTGTGCCAATTAGTGTAAATTATCCTTTTTTCTTTAAACCGATCCAAGATGGTATGGATCGACCAAAAACAGAGTTAGCATACAGAGTACCCGCTAGCAAGTTTACTCGAAAAAAAATAACGTCTAATGAAAAATTAGAAGATTTACAAGGATTAGACACAACTATAGATTGGAAAAACACTGGGGATAATAGTTATGATGGTGAAAAATTATCATTACTAGCACACGATGAAAGTGGTAAATGGGAAAGACCCGATAATATATTAAATAACTGGAGGGTTACAAAAACATGTTTACGATTAGGTAGTAGAATAGTTGGTAAATGTATGATGGGTAGCACTTCTAACGCATTAGATAAAGGTGGAGACAACTTTAAAAAATTATACAACGCATCAGATGTCACTAAAAGAAATAGAAATGGTCAGACAAAATCTGGTTTATACTCTTTGTTTATCCCAATGGAATGGAACTACGAAGGATTTATTGATGAATACGGATATCCAGTTTTTGATAACCCTGACGCAGATGTACTCGGGCCAGACGGTGAATTAATAGATATAGGTATAATTGAACATTGGCAAAATGAAGCCGATGGTTTAAAAGGAGATCACGACGCGTTAAACGAGTTTTATAGACAATTTCCTAAAACTACAGAACACGCGTTTAGAGATGAAGCAAAAGGAAGTATATTTAACTTGGTAAAAATATATGAGCAGATAGATTATAACGAAGAAATGGTTAGAACTCTAGGATTAAAAAGAGGTAATTTCCAATGGGCAAGTGGTATAAAAGATACTCAAGTGATTTTTTATCCAGATCAACAAGGAAGATTTAGTATAAGTTGGGTACCCTCATCTAATTTGCAAAATAGAGTAGTATTAAAAAATGGAGTTAGATATCCCGCGAATGAGCACATGGGCGCTTTTGGTTGTGATAGTTACGATATATCAGGAACAGTTGATGGAGAAGGTTCTAAAGGATCTTTGCATGGTTTAACAAAATTTTCAATGGAAAATGCTCCTGCAAATCAATTCTTTTTAGAATATATCGCTAGACCACAAACTGCTGAAATGTTTTTTGAAGATGTTTTAATGGCATTAGTATTTTATGGAATGCCGTTATTATGTGAAAATAATAAACCTAGATTGCTTTATTATCTTAGAAGAAGAGGATATAGAGGTTTTAGTATGAATAGACCAGATAAAGTTTGGAATAAATTATCTGTAGCAGAAAAAGAAATTGGAGGTATTCCAAACTCTAGTGAGGATATAAAGCAAGCTCACGCAGCGGCTATAGAAATGTACATACAAGAACATGTAGGCATGAGGTCTGACGGATCACATAATAATATGTATTTTAACAAAACGTTAAACGACTGGACTAGATTTGACATAACAAAACGTACAAAGTTTGATGCAACAATAAGTTCAGGATTAGCAATAATGGCTTGTAATAGACATTTATATACTCCAAACGCTAAAATAGAAAAACCAAAACTAAATATAAGTATTGCTAAATACGAGAATAAAGGTAATATTAGTAAATTAATTAAACAATAAATATGAGTCACTTTCCAAGTCAAGTAGTTAGCGACATAGAAAAATTAAGCTTCAGTTATGGACTGGAAGTAGCTAAAGCAATAGAAAACGAATGGTTTGACGACGCGCATAACGCTAATAGATTTTTTAGTAATAGCGCAAACTTTCATAGTTTAAGATTGTATGCTAGAGGAGAGCAATCAATTCAAAAATATAAAGATGAATTATCTATAAATGGTGATTTGTCTTATCTCAATTTAGATTGGAAACCAGTTCCAATAATTCCTAAATTTGTTGATATCGTTGTTAATGGTATATCTGAAAGGATGTATGATATAAACGCGTACTCACAAGATCCTTATGGTGTTAGTAAAAGAACAGAGTATATGGATTCTATGCTTGGCGACTTACACAATAAAGACTTAAATGCTCTTTTTGAAGAAGCCTTAGGAATATCATTAAATCAAAATCCCAAAGAAGAACTTCCTGATTCAGAAGAAGAACTAGAGCTGCACATGCAGTTATCTTATAAGCAAGCTGTGGAATTAGCTGAAGAACAAGCTATAAATACTTTATTTGAAGGTAATAATTACGAACTTGTAAAGAAAAGATTTTATTATGATTTAACAGTTTTAGGGATGGGAGCTGTAAAAACAGGATTTAATACTTCTCAAGGTGTAACTATAGATTACGTTGATCCGGCTAATTTAGTTTATTCACATTCTGAATCACCATATTTTGATGATATATATTACGTTGGTGAAGTTAAAGTTATACCAATCAACGAATTAGCTAAACAATTCCCAGGATTAACACAGGAAGAATTAGAAGAAATAGCTAAATCAAACTCAGGTAAAGATCAATACACACAACGCGACCATAGGGATAGCCAAGAAGATATTAACAAAGTACAAGTTTTATATTTTAATTATAAAACTTATATGAATGAAGTATATAAAGTAAAAGAAACTGGTTCTGGTGGAGAAAAAGCTATAGAAAAAGACGATACTTTTAATCCACCTAAAGATAAAGAAGGTGGATATGCTAAAATGGATAGATGTATAGAGGTTTTATTTGATGGTGCTATGATTATTGGTACACAAAAACTTCTTAAATGGGAGATGGCTAAAAATATGATGCGTCCTAAAAGTGACTATACTAAAGTTAAGATGAATTATGCTATGGTTGCTCCTAGAATATACGATGGTAAAGTAGAATCGTTAGTTAAAAGAATAACAGGATTTGCAGATATGATTCAACTAACGCATTTAAAAATACAACAAATCTTGGCTAGAATGGTTCCAGATGGTATTTATTTAGATGCAGACGGACTTGCTGAAATCGATTTAGGTAATGGAACTAATTATAATCCACAAGAAGCTTTAAACATGTTCTTCCAAACTGGTTCGATAATAGGTAGATCATTCACAAGCGAGGGTGATATTAACCCAGGCAAAGTACCTATACAGGAAATATCTAGTGGAAGTGGTGGACAAAAACTCCAAGCATTAATAGGTAATTATAATTATTATCTTCAAATGATAAGAGACGTAACTGGATTAAACGAAGCTAGAGATGGCACTATGCCAGATAAAAATGCTTTGGTTGGAGTTCAAAAACTAGCTGCGGCTAATAGTAATACCGCTACAAGACATATTTTACAAGCTGGATTATTTTTAACAAAAGAAGCAGCTGAATCATTGTCTCTTAGAATATCAGATGTTTTGGAATATTCACCGACAAAAGATGCTTTTATACAAGCTATAGGAAACCATAATGTAGCCACGCTAGAAGAAATGTCTAATTTACATCTGTATGACTTTGGTATTTTTATTGAACTAAAACCAGATGAAGAACAACAAATGTTGTTAGAGAATAATATACAGCAGGCTTTAGCTCAACAAAGTATAGATTTAGAAGACGCTATTGATCTTAGAGAAATTAGAAACGTAAAATTAGCAAATCAAATGCTAAAAATACGTAGAAAAAAGAAAATGGAAAGAGATCAAAAAATCCAACAAGAAAATATAAGAGTTCAAAGTGAAGCTAATATACAAGCACAAGAAGCTGCTGCTCAAATGGAAGTTCGCAAAAAACAATTTGAAACTCAAAATGATATAGAATTAGCAAATGCTAAGTCAGATTTAGAAACTAAAAAACTATTGCAAGAAGCTGAAATTAAAAAACAGTTAATGGAATATGAATTTAATTACAACTTACAATTAAAATACGCTGAAATAGAAGTTCAAAAAAATAGAGACAAAGAAAAAGAAGATCGTAAAGATGAGAGAACAAAAATGCAAGCAACTCAAAAATCTGAGTTGATGGATCAAAAAGAAAGAGGAGGACCACCTAAAAACTTTGAATCTGCAGGTGATGATATATTAGGTGGATTTAACTTAGGAATATAACTAAGAATTTATTAATTTTATAATATTATATTATGGCAAAAAAAGAAAAAACAGAGACAGTTGTAGAAGCTGTTGAACAACCAAAAGTAGACGAAACAGTCGAAAAGTTAAAGGTTAAGAAAAAACCAAAAATGAAGAAGCTTAGTCAAAGTAATGATGAGCCTATTAAATTAGATTTAAGTAAACCACCAAAAAAAGAAGAAGATGTACAATCAACAGATACCAACGAAGAAAGCGTTGTTCAAGAAAAAGTTATTGAAGAAACGACTAATGAAGAAAAACCTGTTGAACAAGTTGCAGAAGAAAATACTGAAACACCTATTTTAGAAGAAGTAATTGAAGAAGAGTCAAATAAAAAGATAGAACAACCTAAAATAGAAGAACCTAAAGCTATTTTACCAGAAGACGTAGAAAAGTTAGTTAATTTTATCAATGAAACTGGTGGTGATTTAAATGATTATATAAATTTAAATAAAGATTATGATAAACTAGATAATCTATCTTTATTAGAAGAGTACTACAAGCAAACAAAACCTCATCTATCCGCTGAAGAAATAAATTTCTTAATGGAAGATAATTTCAATTATGATGAATCTTATGATGATGAGAAAGAAATTAAAAGAAAAAAATTAGCGTTAAAAGAGCAAGTTGCCAGCGCTAAAAGCCACTTGGACGGGCTAAAGTCCAAATACTATGCGGAACTTAAGGCTGGTTCAAAGCTTACGCCTGAACAACAAAAAGCTATAGAGTTCTTTAATAGATACAACGAAGAATCTGTGGAGAATCAAAAATTAGCAAAACAAGCACAAGATACTTTTTTACAAAAAACTGACAATGTATTTGACCAAGAGTTTAAGGGTTTTGAATATAGTGTTGGAGACAAAAAGTATAGATTCAATGTTAAAGATGTTAATCAAACTAAAGAAACCCAAGCGGATATTAATAACTTTGTCAAGAAGTTCTTGAACGAAGATAATTTAATGGAAGACGCAAAAGGTTATCACAAAGGTTTATTTACAGCTATGAATGCTGATGCTATTGCTAATCACTTTTATGAACAAGGTAAAGCAGATGCTCTTAAAAACAGTATTGCTAAATCTAAAAATATCAACATGGATCCAAGACAATCACATAGTGGTAATGTTGGAGAAACTGGTGGTATTAAATTTAAAGTATTAGAAGATAACTCTCCTAGTTTCAAGTTTAAAGTTAAAAGTGTTAAAAAAAAGTAAATAACAATTAAAAATTAAAACAAAATGGCAATAAGTTATGGAAGTGAAATCAACGCTGTAGTTTCACCTGGAAAGCAAGTTCTTTCCACGAACTACGTTGATTTATCGAGCTCAGGATGGGCTCAACAATACCTGCCAGACTTGATGGAAAAAGAAGCTGAAGTTTTTGGAAACAGAACTATTTCAGGTTTTTTAGCTCAAGTTGGGGCAGAAGAAGCAATGATGTCTGATCAAGTTGTTTGGTCAGAGCAAGGTAGATTACATCTTTGCTACAAAGGTAGACTAAAACACGCAACAGACGTTGCATCTGCTGGAAATCTAGGTGGTACATCAGCTGTTGGTGGTCAAATAGAAATTCAACAAGATATTGATGGTAATGCTTTAGGTACTACTTCTTATAGTAATGGTGATCATGGTATCCGTCCAGGTGATATGGTTATCGTTGCGGATTCAGGTGCTACGGTAAAATGTTATGTAGATACTGTTGAATCAGATGGTGATCTTAACGTTACTCCTTATGATGCTGGTGGTTCTACTACTACAATGGGAGCAGTATTAAGTTCTACTTCTGATACGTCTCTTGGATTAAGAATACTAGTTATAGGTTCTGAATTCAAAAAGGGAGATGATGCAAGATCATCTGCTAACGAACCTAAATTCACATCTTTTTCTAATAAACCAGTTATCCTAAAAGATTTCTACGAAGTATCAGGTTCTGATGCTACTGCGATCGGTTGGGTTGAAGTTTCTGGAGAAGATGGACAATCAGGTTACATGTGGTATTTAAAAGCTGAAGGTGACACCCGCGCGAGATTCTCTGATTATGTTGAAATGACTATGATTGAGGCTGTTCGTGGTGGTGGTGACGATTACACAGTTGCTAATACTGTAGTTGATACTGCTTTAGGTCAAACTAGAACTGGTACAGAAGGTTTATTTGCTGCTATCGAAGATAGAGGTAATATGAGCACTGGGTTAGTAGCTGGTGGACAAGTTTTATCAGAATTTGACGCTATCTTAGCTGAATTTGATAAGCAAGGTGCTATTGAAGAAAATATGTTATTCGTTAATAGAGGAACTGCTCTAGCAATTGATGATATGTTAGCTTCAATGAATTCTTACGGTGCTAATGGTACTTCTTACGGAGTATTTAACAACGAAGAAGACATGGCGCTTAATTTAGGGTTCTCTGGATTTAGACGTGGATCTTATGACTTTTATAAGTCTGATTGGAAATATCTAAATGATATGGGTACAAGAGGTGCTATTAACGCTATAGATACAGCTAATGCTGTTAGAGGTGTTATTATACCTGCTGGTGTATCTTCAGTTTATGATCAATCGTTAGGAAAGAACATAAAACGTCCTTTCTTACACGTTAGATATAGAGCTTCTGAAACAGAAAACAGAAAAATGAAAACTTGGGTTACGGGTTCTGTAGGTGCTACAACATCTGGAAAAGACGTAATGGAGGTACATTATTTATCTGAAAGATGTTTAATCGTGCAAGGTGCTAATAATTTCTTCTTATTAAACTAAGCATTTATTAATTAAAGAAGAGGGCGGCATGCATGTAAACGCTCTCCGCTCTCTTCTTTTATTTTATTAATTTTATTATATATTATATTATGGCAAAGAAAAAAGAAACAAAACTAGCAAGCGCTAGAAAAGCGGAAGTAGAAACCCCAGTGGTGGAAACTCCAGTGGTAGAAACTCCACCGGTTGTTGAACGACCAAAAAAAGTTAAGGTAAAATCTAATAATCCAGAAGATAATTGGGAGATAAAAGATAGAACATATTGGTTAAAACGAGGTAAAAAACCTTTATCGTTCATGATTAGATCTTCTAATATATATTATTTTGATGAAGAAAAGGGTTATGAAAGAGAATTAAAATACACATCTAATCAAAAAACTTGCTTTGTAGACGAAATGGTTGGGGAACAAAGATTAGAACACGTTATATTTAGAAATGGTGCTTTAATTGTACCTAGAAATAAAACTATTCTTCAAAAATTTTTATCTTTGTACCACCCTCATAGAGATAATTTATATTATGAATGGAAACCAGTTGCGCAGGCAGCAAGTCAATTAGATTGGTTAGAGTTTGAAGCGGAATCTTTAATAGCTGCTAAAAATTTAGATATTGAACTGGCAGAAGCTGTTATGCGTGTAGAAAATGGCTCTAGAGTATCAGAGATGAGTTCTAAAGAACTTAGACGTGATTTAATGATATTTGCTAAAAACAATCCTAAATTATTCTTAGAATTAGTTTCTGATGAAAATATTCAACTTAGAAATTTTGGTATTAAAGCTACTGAAATGGGAATATTAAAATTATCTCAAGATCAAAGAACTTTCATGTGGGGTTCAACTGATAGAAAATTAATGAATATTCCTTTTGACGAACACCCTTATTCGGCTTTAGCTGCTTGGTTTAAGACTGATGAAGGTATGGAAATTTATAGTCAGATTGAAAAAAGAATGAAGTAATAACAAATATTGGAGGTTGCCTCTTTAAATAGAGGTAACCACCATTATTAAAAATCTAATTTACATGCAAGATAATAAATCTAGAGGATTTGGAGATACTATAGAAAAATTTACAAAAGCGACTGGAATTCATAGTTTAGCTCAAATGGGAGCTAAAATAGTTGGTAAAAAAGATTGTGGTTGTAACAAAAGAAAAGAAGCTTTAAATAAAGCTTTTCCTTATAAAAAATAAATAAAAATGGTAAATATAGATACAGTGTATCAAAGAGTTTTAGCTTTAGCTAATAAAGAGCAAAGAGGATATATAACTCCTTTAGAATTTAATTTATTAGCAAATCAAGCTCAAATGGATACTTTTGAACAATATTTTTATGACATAAACCAAAACGAGAGATTACCTGGTAACGATAGACAATATTCAGATGTAGAACATATACTTAATGAAAAAATATCTGCTTTTGAACATGAACAAGGTAACTGGTTACCAACGGTAGTTGGAGGGGGTCATAATTTACCCGCAGATCTATATAGGATAGGACAAATAATATATACAGAGAATGGTAAGAGATATATCTGCGAAGAAGTTACTACAAAAGAATACATGAGATTACAAAATTCTCCTCTTGCTGGGCCAACAAACAAAAGACCAGTGTATATACGATTTAGAAGCTTGGGACAAACTTCAGGTGTAGAAAGTGGAATTAGAGTTTATGGGGATGGGGGTAATATATTAAATACGCCCATTAATATTACTTATATAAAAGTTCCAAATAAAGTTGAGTGGGGTTACGACGTTATAAACGAAATGGCTTTATACCAACCAGCTACATCTGTTAATTTTGAACACCACCCATCAGAAGAAACCGAGTTAGTTATGAAAATACTAGAATTAGCCGGTATAGTAATGAACAAACCTGGCTTAGCACAATTAGCTGGAGGTGAAGAAATACAAAAAATTCAACAAGAAAAAATGTAAATAAATGGGTTTATTAACACAAACTGAAAGACAATATTATAGCGGAAGAAGAACATTTGATGGTGATGGTTCTACTAATATTTTTACAATATCAACATCTCAAGATACATTTCCCGCTAATTATAGTGGATGTAATGACTGCTTAAAACTTTATAAAAATACAAATGATTTTCCACAATCTAGAATAGATTCAGCTGGTGTTGTAACTACTAATTGGGAATTTAAATGGGATACTACAAATTATTGGCATTTTGATTTTACCTTAGGAACAACTCCAACAATAGCGGAAAGTTTTGAAGCGGTGATAAGTACTGGTGTAGGTAATTATCAATTTATTTCACTTGATGATATTATAAATAATTTTATGATATCTTATGTAGGTGAAGGAAAGATTATAAGTAAAGTTAGAAGATATGATGTTGCTTTTCATGCTCAAAGAGCTTTAGCTGAACTAAGTTTTGATACTTTTAAATCTACTAAATCTCAAGAGATAGAAATACCATCTTCTTTAACAATGACGATACCTCATGATTACGTTAACTATGTAAAGTTAACTTGGAGTGATGGTGCTGGTATAGAGCATATAATATACCCAACAGCAAACACATCAAACCCTAAAAATATAAAACAAGATTCAGATGGAAATTATAGTTTTGATTTTGATGATGATGGTTTTGAAGACACAAGTTCTTTAATAGAATCTGCTAAATCTGATACTTGGGATAAGTATAAATCTTCAACTCCAAATGAAAATCAAAATGATTATGATGACGAAACATATTGGGCTTATGAAGGTAGAAGATATGGCTTAGAACCTTCGCATGCTCACGTTAATGGTTCTTTTTTTATTGATGAATTGAAAGGATTAATACATTTTAGTTCTAATTTATCTGGAAAAACTATAATATTAAAATATATAAGTGATAGTTTAGGTACAGATGATGAAATGAAAGTACATAAACTTGCTGAAGAAGCTATGTATAAAAATATAACTTATTCTATTATTTCTACACAAAGAAATATTCCAGAACAAATAGTTCAAAGATTTAAAAAAGAAAGATTTGCTGAAACTAGAAAGGCAAAATTAAGATTATCTAATATTAAATTAGAAGAAATTACAAGAATACTAAGAGGTAAATCGAAACATATAAAACATTAATTAAATGCCAGAGTTAAAACACAATTTCATTAAAGGTCGAATGAACAAAGACCTTGATGAGAGATTAGTACCTAATGGTGAATATAGAGATGCATTAAACATTGAAGTTGTTAATTCAGAGGGTTCTGATATGGGATCTGCACAAACAACTATGGGTAATGTTTTAAGATCTGCTGGTGTTCCAAATGGTACTTGTGTAGCCTCTATAGCAAACGAAAAAGAAGATAAAATATATTGGATGATCGCACATCCTCCAGAACAAGATTTTTTTCCAATAACTGCTGTTAATATTCCTCCTCAAAATAGAAACCGAATTGTCACAACAGACATTATAGCAGAATATGATTTTAACACTGAAACTACAAATCCAGTGTTAATTGACACGTATAGTATTGCTATACCTACTTTCAATGGTTTTGATACTGCTCCTTCAGCAAATATTTTAGATCCAATAATTACTGATCATATAAGAATAGGTATGATTGTTACTGGTTATGATTCTGGCGGAGAACCTATTTTCTCTAGCCAAGTTGACGATATTAACTCTAATAACCAACCCATTCTTGAAGATGATATAAATATTATTTTCCCTAGTCTTTCATGGATAACTTTTACATCAGAAAGGGTTTTAAATTTTGATAGAGAAAGGCTTATAACAGGTATTAATATAATATCTGCATCAGATGAATCTGAAGCCGAAGGAATATTATTTTGGACTGATAATCATTCTGAACCAAAAAGAGTTAATATAGAACACACAAAACTAGGATCGTCTGATTGGGAAACACACACATTGTTAATGGTGAGAAACACTGTATATGGACCAGCTTCAACTACTAGTCCATACGTTCCATCCATACCAATAGAAGAAAGACATGTAACTGTTATTAAGCAAGGTCCTCCTGCTCCTCCTGTATTATTAATGAGAAGTACTAAAGAAGACGAGGTGGTAGAAGCTGAAATAGATGGTTCTACAAATCCATTTATAGATCCACAAACACTAGAACTTAATACGGATAATCCAATACCAATACAATTTACTTCAACTCCACAACCTGATTTTGAAAAAGATGACCATTTAATTATATCTTGTGAAGATGATCCTTCTACTACTATTTTTGAAGAAGACAAAAAAATTAGAGTTATAGTTTATTCAATAGACACCAATACAAATCCACCGACTTATGAATTATTAGTATTATCAGGAGATCCTACAATTAGACCAGATTTTACTAATTTCAATGTAGAATTAGAGCAAGGTGATCCACTTTTCCAATTTAAATTTCCAAGATTTGCTTATAGGTATAAATATGAAGATGGTGAATATTCACCTTTTTCACCATTTACACAAGTAGCTTTTTTACCTGATGATTTTTATTATTTACCTAAAGAAGGGTATAATTTAGGTATGGTAAATCAATTAAGATATTTAGCTATTAAAGATTTTGTACATCCAAGACTGTTACCTGAAGATGTTGTTTCTATAGATATTTTATATAAAGAATCAAATTCGCCTAATATATATTCCGTAAAAACAATAAAGAGAAAAGAATTCAATGCCTCTATATGGGACGAGTGGAATGCTACATCTGATAGTGCAACACGACCAGATAACGTTAGAGGATTTTTAAAAATTACATCAGAATTAATTCATAGAACACTACCCTCTAATCAACTATTAAGACCTTGGGATAATGTCCCAAGAAAAGCGTTAGCACAAGAAATAAGTGGAAATAGATTAATATATGGTAACTATCTTCAAAATTACAATTTAAGCAATAATATAACGAACGAAAAAGATATAATTCCTAAATTAAATCTTACAGTTCATTCTGCTAATATAGCAGATGATTCTTTAAAACCTGCTCAAAGAGATGCTGTTTTAAACCAACAATACTCACCTAGAAAATCAGTTAAATCATTAAGAACATATCAAATTGGAGTAGTTTATATAGATGAATATGGTAGAGAAACACCAGTATTTTCTAACGATACCACTGGTTCTTTAAATCAAGGAAATGATAGTTCTAGTAGTTCTTCTATTTATATAGAAAAATTAAAAGCAAACCAATCTAATGCTTTAAGAGTAAAGTTAACTAACACTGTACCTGATTGGGCAAAAGCGTTTAAATATTTTGTAAAAGAAACTTCTAACGAATACTATAATTTAGCTTTAGATAGATGGTATGACGCTGAAGATGGTAATGTTTGGTTAAGTTTTCCTTCGTCAGAAAGAAATAAAGTAGATATAGATACTTTTTTAATATTAAAAAAAGAACATGATGCTGATGTATTTGTTACTGAGCCTGCTAGATATAAAATTTTAGCTATAGAAAATGAAGCGCCAACATTTATAAAAACTGATCCTGTTTCGCTTGGTATATTTACAGACGACGCTAATGGTGATTTAATAGGACCCGGTGGTATAGGTTGGCCTCTTCCAGAATTAAGAGAAATATGGCTTGAAAAAAATGCTTTTGACAATTTAGGATGGGACCAAACTATATTAGGTAGCGACGATTTAAATCAAATGTGGTTAAGAATTAAAGGAACCACACTTAGATCTGATTGGTATCAATTAGCCAGTGTCGGAGCGGCACCTCAAGGTGGTAATAATTACATTGTAAAAACTAAAAAGCGATTTGGCGAAGACATGTCTTTGACTAGTGCTAATGGTGATTATACCAGTAGGTATGGCGGTTTAGAAATAGAAATAGTAAATAGAAAAATTTCACATAAAGCAGAGTTTGATGGTAGGTTTTTTGTTAAAATACTTAAAGATCAATCTTTTATAAACAGAATTATAAAACCTATAGTTGGTGAAAATCAATATATAGCTAGATATAGTAAAAAAGTTCAATATATAAATCCTGTAAGTCCACATAATACAAACACTGGAAGTGTAGAAGATTGGTATGGATTTGGTTATGACTCTGATAAGATAAGTCATAGTAATCACAGTTCTAAACCTTGGAGATGGACACCTTCTGGTGGTGGTAGCGGTCAAGATTACTGGTCTTGGGCTGGAATAAGCAAAGAGACAGATCATAATTCGAGTGGTTGGTTTATAGATTCAGCACACGCTTTTAGACGGTTTCGATCAGAATGGGAAATGCGAGAGCCAAATAGTGATACCCAAAATCGTACTAAACAATATTATACTAATCCAGGATCTAGATCAGCCAATAGAAATAGAGTAACTAATGACACGGGTACAACTTATAAAGACCCTGATCAAAAACCTTTAGCTATGCGAGTTGGTATAGCTAATAATTCATCAACTTTAACATCTGCACCTGGTTCACAGGGAAATACGCAAGGTATGCAATTTCCACCAAAACCCCACTCGCCTTCTACTTGGGCATTCATGCCAGATTTAATGGATTTTCCTAATACGGAAGGTGGTGAAATAGTACCATCAACCGGCATAGATGTTGTTAATGATATGATACATTTATCTTTTGCTGGTTTTGGAGATAGTCATAGTACTTCACCAACAAATTTTGCTAATCTTAAATTAGAACTGCAAGATTGGGGAAATGATTACGCAGCAGATTTAATTTTTGCAAATGAAATAAGTACACCTGGAACATTGTGGAGATGGAAAGAAGATCCAGATCACAAAGACAATGGCGGTGATGAAGATATGATATATCAAACAATATCAAATACAAATGTAATACCGGGAACAGTGCAGTCTCCAGGAGTATTTGCTGCTAATGTTAATGATTATTGGGGAAGCGAAAGAGGTGTTGCTTTATATAACTATATAGGATTTGAAGATTATTTAGCTAGACCACATCATAAGGTTACTGGATCAATTCTTGGTATACCATATAGTTTTGATATTTGTTATTGGTCTTCAACTGGTATTAAAAATAATAGTGTTAACTGTAGTCCGACTGGCTGTGCATTAGGTGGTGTTAATATTCATGGAAACTATGGTAGTGATAATGCTTTTGGATATGAAAGTAACTACTATACAGGAAACTTCCCTATGGTAGTTGACGATTGGAACAAAGGGCCTGCTAAACGTAGGAGATATCAATTTGTTGCGAAAACACTAAAAACAGATCAAAATGGTAATAGAATGAAGTTAGGTAGTGGACCACATGGATACTTACCAACAAATGATCCAAATCTTGATTCTCATTTTGATGCCAATGGTTTAACTATAACAGATTACCCTACAGGACACCCAGCGGCTGGAACAGCTATAGCTACATCAGCACCAGGTATAAGATTTGACGGTATGTATTCTGGTTTATCAGCTACATCAGCGGTTAATAATGGAGCTGAAATACCAAGTAAAAAAACATGGAATACAGATACTGGTGTTGCTAGTAACTTAGATCAATCTAGAGCACCAGGCTCTGTTACTTGGCAAATATTAGAACCTTTTACTGAAGATGAAGAAACTTTTTCTAGTAGACAACCTGCTATTTTTGAAACGGAACCTAAGGAAGACGTTGGGTTAGATATATACCATGAAGTTGGGCAAATATATCCTGTAGAAATAACTGAAAAAACAATAGAACAATTTGTAGGTCCAGTACATACAGATCTTGTTTTAAATTCTTATGTGAAGTGTTATAGACCTTCTCAACAGAATTTTATTTCAATGGAAGCGCCTTCTCCAGATCCTGATTTACGAAAAAATATTAGAGTTGCAAGTATAGAACAGGATACCACTAGAATAGCTATACAATCATTAGATCTTTATTCTCCTCTGGATCCAGGTGGTACACCTCCAGCTATTGGTGATACACTTGTGTTTACTAGATCTAATGGTGGCGAAACAGAAGCTGCGATTATTGATATTGATGGTTCTTGGATAGAATTAGCGCCAGACGTACATAATAATATGGTAAGATTACCTTGGCATAATTGCTATTCATTTGGAAATGGAGTTGAATCTGATAGAGTTAGAGACGATTATAATCAAGTTACTATTGATAATGGACCAAAAGCATCTACAACTTTAGAAGAACCTTATTTAGAAGAAAGACGATGTTCTGGTTTAATTCATTCTGGTATATACAACTCTTTAAGTGGGGTTAATAATTTAAATCAATTTATTCAAGCTGAAAAGATAACAAAAGATTTGAACCCAACGTATGGTTGTGTTCAAAAATTACATTCAAGAAATACTGATTTAATTACTCTTTGTGAAGACAAAGTGTTAACAGTTTTAGCAAATAAAGACGCGCTGTTTAATGCTGACGGAAGTACTAATTTAACATCTAGTTCAAATGTGTTAGGACAAGTTATGCCAGCTTCAAGAGCCGAATATGGTATATCAAAAAATCCAGAATCATTTGCTTCACAAGCAAACAGAATGTATTTTGTTGATAGAAGTAGAGGCGCTGTTTTAAGATTTAGCCAAAATGGTTTGCAAGCTATATCAAGCACTGGTATGAAAGATTATTTTTCTGATAATTTACCAAATGCTAATAGAATAATTGGTAGCTTTGATGATAGAAAAGGAAGTTATAATATTACTTTTAATAATACAACTGTATCTTATACTGAATCTGCAAAAGGTTGGACAAGTTTTAAATCTTTTGTGCAAGAAAATGGTTTAAGTTTAAATAGTTCTTACTATACATTTAACGACGGTAATTTATGGGAACATCATGTTAATCCAATTAGGAATACTTTTTATGGTAATTCTTTTGATTCTTCAATAAAGTTTCTATTTAACGAAGTACCAGGTTCAGTAAAAAGTTTTAACACATTAAATTACGAAGGTTCTCAAGCTAGAACAACTTTAAATTTAAATGATCCAGATTACTATAATAATATAGCAAAAGATGGTTGGTATGTAGATTTAATTGAAACTAATTTACAAACTGGTAATAATTTAGAATTTAAAGATAAAGAAGGTAAATGGTTTTCTACGATAAAAGGAGAAACCACAACTCTTCAAAATCTTGATACACAAGAATTTTCCGTACAAGGAATTGGTAATGCTGAAATTATATCATGTCCCCAATGTCCAACCTCATGGGTGTGTGAAGAAACAACTATTGAAGTGTCAGATTGTCAAAGTTTAACAAGAGTAGGTTTTCCTTTTGGTGTACAAGGACTTACTGATATTGATACAATAGATGATTTCATTCAATTTCTTAGTGATCCAGCAAATAACCACACAGGTACACATATATCTCAAGTATATGCTTGTTTAAGAGATCAATCAGTATTATACCTTTATTATAACCAAGGATATAGTACTACTTGGACACCTGGTATTTGTTACTGTCATGGCGCTGGATCTGGACAATATGGCGTGCTTACTAAGGGTTATGCGTTAGGATTTGAACTTCAGAATGTTTACACGATTTCAGTATCACAATATACAACATGGGATAATTTTTTAAGTACTATTATAAACGATTGGAGTACTTGGTCTCAATTAAGTTGTCCAGTGACACCCGGTATGACTTATCATCAACTATTATCAGCATTAAGCACTTGGGGACAGCAACCAAACGCTGAGGGAAGACCTAGAATTAATATTGGAGAACACACCCCTTGCAACTGTACACCTCAAAAACAATGTGATTGTGTAGAGGTAATTGGTTCACATGGCGCGCCTACAAAGATAGATTGTGAAAATGATACTAGTAATTGCTGCGGTTCAGGACCAGGGCCAGGACCAACTAATTGTTGCGATGATCCTTTAGCTGATAATTATGATCCTAATTGTAACAGCACTTGTCCTGATATAACTATTGGTGATTATAATCAATTATGGATAGATAACGGTAGCGTTGTGTGGGACGCAACAACATCATATAATAAAGGATTTACTAATTTTTATGGTTATAACGTGCCTACAACCTTAGTAAAACATAATAATGAAATTTATTTCGCTAGATACAATTCTCCTATTGGAATTGAACCTGGTAACGAGCCATCTATTCCATCTAATGGATTTGGTAATTTCACTAAATGGATTAAAGCTAGTGAATGGTGGAATCAAGGATCTATAATTAGAAAATCTTGCTGTCAATATGATGGTTGTAAAGATTTACCTGGAAACCGTTTAGATATTATAGGGGGAGGATATATTAATAATGACAATCAAACTTGTTTACCGATCGTATACGGTTGTATGGATTGTGGACCTAATAACCAGGGTACTCAATCAGCAGTGTCATGGTATGAAAATAATCAAAATAGACCACCTAATTATACTAATATTAGTAACATAAATTCAAATTATCCGAAAAGTGCAGAAAATTATTATCAAGGTGCGGACGTAGATGATGGAACTTGCATTTATATTACTTACGAATGTGATGGTAATGGTAACTGTAGTAGCACGCCTGTTATATGGGACGGCACGCAAAATAATGGAAATTATTATGCTACATTAGCAGATTGCCAAAGTAATTGCTCTACGAGTTCTTGCCCTCCTTATTTAATACAAAATGTTGATTATTTTATAACCCAAACAAATGACACGGGATCAGCACAAAATAATAATTGCGATGCCTCTATAAATTTTAGTGCAAGTATACCTAACTTTACAACTGGAGACAGTTGGGATGCTGAGGTTCAAGATTCTTCGCAAAATGTAGTTTATAGTGACATGGGGAATAACGTATCAACTGGAGGATGGTGGGCAGGTAATGGAGTATTTTGCGCGGGAACTTATACTATTAATGTCACGCATAACATGGCTAACGGAAATACTTGTAGTTGGCAAATTGGAGTCTTTATACAAACTGTAAATTAAAAATATATTATGTTAAATTACTTTTATCCAAGATATTATTTAGCTGAAGGCGGAACTGATACTGGTGGTAGAGCAACAGAAGCAGGGGGAGCAACTGATGTAAGAAGTGGCAGTGCTGATTATGCATCGACTGGTTATGCTGAAAGAACAACTACACCTTCAGTTACTACAACATTTCAAACTAGTGGTAGAAATACAATAACTGCTCCTCAACCACCAAACGCTATAAATACTAATGGAATAGTTGCAGTAAAAGTTAAGATAAATAAATCTGGTAAAGTAATAAGTGCTATTCCAGGTGAAAAAGGAACAAATACAACAAATAAATATTTTTTAGATAAATCTAAAAAAGCCGCTTTAGAAACAACATTTGTCCCTAAAGAAACCGATATTGAAAAAGAAGAAGGCGTAATTGTTTATACGTTTAGTAGTGGTAATTTTTCTGAATCTAAAATATCAACACGTGATAAAGTAATAAATAGTATACACATACAAGATGTAGAAAAACCCATAAAACAAGATGGTGAAACTAGAAAAGTTGATATAAAAGGAACTGAAGGTTCTATGTATACTATAACAGTAAAAACTAGTTCTGGTTGTAGTGTTTTAAATGAAAAAATAGAAAATTTTAAATTGCCAGTTGATGGAAAACACTCTTTTCATATTGATTTTCCAAAAATAGATGCTAGTATAAGTTCGGAAACTTATGAATTTGAAATGATTCCTTCTGCTGATACTACTCTTTATAAAGAAGTAGTGGGTGATATTGAACGCCCAACAAATGTACAAACTAAAAAAACTATTTATCAATATAAAGATCCAACTATAACATTTACAAACGCCTCAACACAAACTGGACCAGCCTTGTCAGTTAGCGGTAGTGATGTTACTAAAACAGGGCCAGCGTTAACAAGACATAGTGATACATCAGGACAAGCATCTTCTACATACGCATTAACAATTACTGAAAATCCAGATGACACAGAGGGATTTTTCTATGTAAATAAAAATGTTAATTTTAGAGATAATATAACTAGTGATAAAGTTGTAAGAAAAATAGTTAGAAGAGAAATAAGTGGAGATAATACTGTAACAAAAACATTAAGATTAGATCCTGCTCCAGCTGTATCTACAGGTTCTGCTGTTACGGACACTGGTATGATAACAGATTCTGATGGTAATATAAGTGGTGATTTATATGGGGATATGATAATGAGTGGTAGTGTTTCTTATACAAAAACTGTCGTTTTAAGTATTGATACAGATAATTGTTATATACCTACAGATAAGTTTAAATTAATGGATACTAATAATCTTTTTGAAGATATGGAAGTTGAAGGTAGAGGTATATTTGGAAGTGGTACTAGAGTTTTAAAAATAGATTGTGACGAAAAAATAGTAACATTATCTTCAAGACATATAATAAAAAAAGATACAGAATTAACTTTTAAGCACAATGTTAATGGTTGGTTTAAAGTGCATTCAAACATGGATAGCGAAGGTAAAGCTTGTATAGAGTTATACGAACCACAAAGAGTTCCAGATAGAATTGAATTATCATTTGATAGATCTAAAACTTTAGTAGATGCAAGAGTTAAACAAAGCGGTAGTGGTACTAATTCTGTAACGTTAAGTTCAGAAATTAAAATTCTAGAGTATGGCACAGAGGATGTTACTTACACTTTAGACTTAGATAATTTTATAACAAAAACACCAAACGCTTATGATCAAGACGTGGATATTAAAAAAGAAACAGCTACAAGTATTTATTTATTAGCTAAAGACACAGATGATAACGCAACAGATAAAACAGCTACAGTAGTTAAAAATCCTCAACATGGTACTGTTGGTGGTTGGAATTCAACTAGAAACGCAATACAATATGAACCTCACACTGGATTTACAGGACAAGATTCATTTACTTTTACAGTTAGTGATGGTGTTAATTCTAGTTCTGAAAAAAGAGTTTTTATAACAGTAAATTAAATATATGGCACTTATAAATATAACATTAACATTTTCTTTCCCATTAAACGTCTCTGTTCAAGTTGGAGATACAGCTTACTATGTACCAACTACAGACGTGCCACAAGTACATAACGCACCTTTATCAACACCACAAGTATGGGCTGGAACAACAACACCACACGATACTCAAAGTGGAGATATTATAGAAATAGGAGTTATAACAAATATAGATCAATGGGATGGAAATCAATCTTCAATTGATTGTGATATGGAAGACACAACGGTACCACCAACTTTAGCTGATTTTATATTTTTTAGTAAAGATAATAAGGCTAATTTAAGTAGTTTACTAGGTTATTATGC